GTTGGCGCGAGCTTGGTTCCGTAGCACTTGGGCTGCTTTGCGCAATGCAAAGCGCCCGCCCTTGCGCTGGATGTCATAATCCAGTGCGTCCAGCTTGCCCAGCAACTCGGGCAGGCCGTTCAGTTGGAAATCAACGCCGTCAGCCATATTTTTCTCCTGGCAATAAAAAAACCCGCACATGGCGGGCTTGATTTGATTTTGACGTCAGACAGAAGCCGACACATTGCCAAGCACATACTTTTCGGGGTCAGACATTGTGCTGGCATCTATCATTTCTACGCTAATGCTTGGTGGAGCCCAGCCCACACCCTCACGAATTTCATCAATAGCGGCAGATATATGTTTTTGCAAAATGCCCCGCATCTTCTCAAGATCAGCATCAACTATCTGTTGCGCTTCACGCTCTTCATTTTGGGCGTCTATGACGGACTGAAGATACTTCTGGTAATTATTCATTGTGACGATCCGTTTAAGCTTAATAGTCTAAAAACTATATCATCACTCGCCATCATTCACCCCCGCGCTTACCGGCAATGTGAGGTACTCCAGGCCGCTTATAGGGTCTGCAAGCACACCTTCGATGTTGTAGGCTTGCCCGCGGTGCAGTATCCGCATATTTGCGGTGACGCCTTCGCGGTACCGAATTGTTATTCGGGCTGAAATCTCGCTTTGCGTGGCTGCCGATGCCATGAACTCGCGCACAGACAGCGGCTCGACGGAGGCCCAGACGGTGGTCACCTCTTCCCAGCCATTAACCATTTCACCGGTGACAGGGTTTTGTGTCATGCCCGGGCGCTGGATCGTAACGCGGTGGCGGAGTTTTCCGGCCTTCATATCCCAAGACCTATGCGGTAAAAGTGCAGCATGTTAAACACTGCCGGGTTGTCAGTTTGAATGGTGCCTACGAATCGCGCTTCACGGTTGGCATACATGTCACCAATAATCAGTAACATCGCGGCTTTTACGCTGGCAGGTAGCGGCACCGGATCGCCAGCGTCATCATTCCAGGGAACCGGGCGGCCAATGTACTGCGCCACATAGTCCGCAGCTGCATCAATCAGGCTTTGCAGCGGTTCGTTTTCCGCTGTTTCGCTTTCTTCCACTCGCAGGTGCATCTTCACTTCGGTCAGCGTTGGGAACATCCGGCACCTCGTGGATTACTTTGGTCTGGTAAATCTCAACAAACGCCCGGACTCCTGAGAGCTGCGCGGCGGTTGCTTCAAACTCTTCGCCTTTCTCTACCTGGCCGAGCTGGTCATGCAGGAAGGTTTTCAGGGCTTTAACTTTCATGGTGACTCCGTTGGGGAAGGCGGGTCCGAAGCCCCGCCCTTTTCCTTACTCTGCGGTGATGTCGCCGTACATGAGGCCGGCAGGACGGTCCACGCCCAAGCCAAGGCGCTCTTCTGCGCGAATGGTTACCAAGTTCTTTGTGAAGTCATCGTTCACAAAGCCCATCTCAACCACGGCACCCTGACGTTGGTAGATAATGGATGATGTGCGCAGCGCTCCAATCAGGAAGCTGCCAGCGGGCATGTGCTGAGACATAACCACTGATACTCCGAACGGCTGCGCGCCCGCATTGGTGCCGGGTGCGCCGTATAGGTAGGCGCCAGTGCCTGAGCCTTCGCGTAGCAGCTCCATCTCAGCCCAGTCAGCTGGGTTAACGATGACGGTATCCACCACCTCGCCCACAGCCCAGCGGTTGTACTTGGCCTTGTTGATGGACTCAACCAGGTTAGCGCCAGAAGCTGGAGTGAATGCGGTGAAATTTCCGGCATCGGTTAGGCCCGACAGGTTCGGAGTGGTGCCATTGCCAAGCAGCAACTGGCGGTCAATGCGCTGAGCCAGGCCATCGCGCAAGCGGGTGTCGATGTACGCAGCGACCGCGGGAGCATCCGCCAGCAACTGGTTCGACACTTTGATCCAGTGGGCCACGGTTTCGACTTGCACGTTGTAAGGCTCAAACGTCACGCCAGATTCAGCCTTGGTCGCATTTTCCGCCACCTCAGCCGCTGCATTGGTGAAGGCCAATTCGCGCAGCGAGCTAACGGAATTGCTCGCAACTACGATGGTCGGAATCATCTGTCGAATGGTCAGAGGCGCAAAGCTGCCGGGGATGACGCCGGGGCGCTGCATCTCGAACGGCATGTTGTCACCGGTGACCACGGTGTTCTTGACTTCATAGCGGGCTTTTTCGCGCTCACCAGTCGCAAAGGATTTAAACTGATCAGAGTTGATGAACTCGGCGCCGGCAGTTTTAGCCGCGGCTTCTAGGCTGGCCGGGCTCTGCTTCTGAGCTAGATCAATCATCTGCTCTTTCAGTGCCTTGTACTGCTCGGCGAGGCTGTCAATCTTGCCGGTAAGCTCGGTGGACGCTTTGCCGTGCTGCTCAATTTCGCTGGTGTGCGAGTCCAGCGCGGTCTTCAGCTGATCCTGAACAGATTTAACTTGCGCCAGGCCACTTTCAACAATGCTCTTAATGTCATCGGACATGGTAAAACCTCGAATTTTTTACATAAAAAAACCCGCTAGATTGCGGGCTTTCTGGCCGATTCGGCCGTTACGTTTGCGGGTTGCTGAATTGCTGGAATAGACCCGCAATCGCTGCGGTTTGGCTTTCTGTATCAGAGTCGCTCTGATGCAAGGACTTGATGCCGCTTACCAGCGCGGTAGCATCGGCCCGAGTAAAGCCTCGGTAATCTCTCAAATATGCCTCATATTCCTTCAGGGAGTCGGCGCTTTCAGCCATAGACTTCAGCGTATTCTCTTCGGAAACTATTGATAGTGACTTGCTACTGGGAATTTCTGCATAAAGCTCTCGCGCCGCCTTCAGCGCGTTGCCCTTTAGCATCCGAGGCTCTGCCGGCGTAAAGGTTAGCGTGTCGCGCACTAACGGCCACTCAACAATCTCACCCGAAGCTAGTCGTTGAGTTTTCCCGCGAATTGCTTCGCTTGAGTTTCCGACCATGCCGGCTTCAATTAGTGTTTCAAGCTTGGCCATGTAGCGGCCATGACGATTGAGAACTCGCTCCACGAATACACCGGTCTCATCTATTACCGCTGTCTTCCAGTCAACATAACCAAGAACATCGTGAGCGGTCATGCCTACTTTGTCAGGATCAAGCCCATGCTCGAAGTCAACGTGAAGCATCCCAGATTTAGTGTAAGAGCTGTCGATCTTGGTTGCTGGCGTAAAGAACTCGCCAGTAAGGTCACGGCCACCAAAAAGCACTATGTAGTTCGCAACGCGCAGTTCGTCATCGGTGCGAGAAACGGCTTTTAGTTCATTGCGTTCCATTAGGCTTCTCCACGGGCTTCTGCCCTGCTTGCTGAATAGGGATCATTGCGCCCTGAATAAGTAATTGATTACCGCCATCCAGTGCCGGTTTGCCTTCACTGATGCGCGCCTCGTTGGGGGTGCACTGGCCCGAGTTGATGGCCTCACGGTTTGCTTCCATTCGTGTTTTCAGGTCAGCCCGCAATAAAGCTGCGTCAAAATCGAATTCACACTCATATTTTGCAGCGTCGCCAGGCTCCATCAGCCAGCGAGGAACGGAGGCTTCAAACTTTTCAAGATAGGGGCGCAGGTTCAATTTGTAAAAGGCCGAAAGGATCTCGTAAACATTGGAGCCAAGGGACGATTGGCCGAAGGTCTGGTTCAGTAGGATGGACGGCACACCAAAGAAGCGACCGATATCCTCAATCTGAAAGCGACGAGAATCGAGAAGCTGAATGTCTTGCGGGCTCATGCTGACCTGGGTGTAATTCATCCCGGCCTCAAGCACAAAAAGCTTGTCTTCGTTGCCCTCTTCCAGCCCAGCAAACGAGGTGCGGATCTGTTTTCGCTGAGGCTCGGTCAAGGTTTTGTCAATGGTCAGGATGCCGGAGGGCTTAGCGCCGTTGCTGTAAATTTTACTTACACGATTGTCAGCGGCCAGCGCGATGCCGATAGAGTTGCGCGCGTAAGACAGCGGGGATAGCCCCACAATGCCATTGCCAAAAAGCTTGACGTGCCACATGGTCTGATTTGTGTAGACCTTAACGTTTAGCCCGGTGGTGTACGCATGGATTACCGTGCCATCGCTGAGCAGTGAGGTTTCAACCTGCGCAGATGACACAGGCAAAAGCCCGACAATCTCACTGCCCAGCTTTTGAATGATGGCGTAGGCGTTGCCGCTGACCGCTAGGTTGAGCGCCATGCTCTCCCAGAACTCAACGTCTGTCTGATACTGGTTAGGCCTTTGAGTCAGTACTTTATGCAGCGGGTGATTGACAGCAACTTTGCGGCCTTCTGAACCTGTCTCGTAAATATTAAACGGCATAGAGCCGATGGATTCAGAGATCAGTTTTACCGCGGCCCATACCGGGCTGATCTGCATGGCGGTATCAAAGTTGACTTCC